TACCTATATATCTACTGTAGAAATCCTCCCCCATTCCCTGAGCGGACACCAGTGACCTAAGAAGATCTTCTGGTTGCAATTGTAGTCCGCCGACAGCTGATCGAGTGCCGCCATAGAGGAGTCGCATGTTAATCTGGGGTGCCTGCCTTAATCTCAAATCACGGGTGACTTTATATAACTCGGAATTAATAACCAAAAGTTTCCGAGAAGTGTAATTTTTGCCAATGGAGAATTTAAGACCACAAACTCTAGTGATTTCCTTCCAAAGTTCGTAGTGAGCAACATCAATAGCACGAAAGAGGATATCATCACCGTTAACAACAAGTGGTAATTCCTTGAGGGTAAACTTTCTGCCCAACCGTAGCTCATAAGACAGCCTTGTAGCTGCCAAATTCACTAAACAGAGGACAGGAAAACTGACAGGCGAACCCATCAGCTGACCCCATTGTTGTTCGTATCCTTCAACTTCCGCACCCTTGCTCTTTTTGTATACTAAATGATGGCTTGTTAGACATCTGTTAAGAATGATCTGGTCCTCAAGGGGTATCCGTAGATGTTGGGATATCGCACATTGAGCTGCAAGAGACAGCGCTGGATTGAGTAAATCCGTCGCACTCTCGTAGTCACCAGACACATAGAACGATTCATCTGTTCTAGGTATAACAGTGTTGTTTAGTATACGTTCTTCTAAAATCTCCTTCGAACACGGCTCGCCAATTAGACGCGAGGCAGGATGTTTCCTCATTCTACCGTGTATTACACTTTGCCATCTTCGACCCAGATGATATGGGTCCATGTCTCCCTTCGTGATCGTCCTCACCTTAAAAGCTTCTAGTAGAGGGACAACCTCTGCGTAGACGTGATTATGCTTGTACATACTGTCCTCGTCCCTTGGGTCGACCTGACATAAAAGTCGGCCGTAGCTTAGAAGGGCATTAGATGCCTTCATGTACCCAAATGTAGACTCGAACTGCATTTTCCTAACAAGTCCCTGATGCCAGGCCAGAAGTTCAGGCCTTTGAAGATTGACAGTCCATTGGTGCCCGAAACGTTTAATACCACCGTGAGCGCGAGCTCGCGATTGGTCCTCTTCGTAACAGGCATCATCAGGGTCAATAGTCCCGTAAACGGGTTCGACTAAATAGTCGAAATCAGGGTTCACAGCATAGGAAATGAGCATATGCTCGCCGCAGAGAGAGTAGTAGTTGTTTCGTCCTCTCTTTTCCTCTCTTTTTCCAGATAACTCATAAAACATCTCACCTGCCGCGCCGCCGTGATGGCGGCCGAACGCGTATGAGGCCCCAAGAGAGGGGAACTTACGCGGAGGCTCGGGTCGTTCCTCGAAAAGAGGTTCGATCTGATGTGCCTGGCAATGGTAGTGAGTTGTCTGTATCTGTCCGTCCTCGTCCTCCCCCTCGTCATACTCGTCCCAGTTTTCTTCGTAACTATCAAAAAGTTTTCCGCTGTAGAAGATCTCAGCAGCGGCGCGCTCAGTCGAAAGGAGGATCTTTTCCTTTAACTCTGTGGACTTAACATCAATGTCCAAG